TAAGAAAATATGCGATTTTACCCATAAATTGGCAATAGTTAACCACCGTACGAAATTTTATGCAAATGTTTGTGAAAAACATGGCCCTTGCCCTCGTCCCAGCAAACCCCGTGCCACGTTCCTGCTGCACCGCACCATAAATCCTGAGCTCCGGCACTTGCCCCGATATCAAGGGGCCCCTGAGCGTTTATCCATAAGGCGCGGCCCTTATCCCCTGGGCCGATTGCGCCGCACAATGCCCTGGGGCCGAGGGCCGCGCCTTATGGTTAAAGGCTCAGGGGCCCCTTGATATCGGGGCAAGTGCCGGAGCTCAGGATTTATGGTGCGATGCAACAGGAACGTGGCACGGGGTTTGCGGGGACGAGGGCAAGGGCCATGTTTTTCACAAACATTTGCATAAAATTTCGTACGGTGGTTAACTATTGCCAATTTATGGGTAAAATCGCATATTTTCTTATAGAGGAGCCGTATGCCAAGTAAACGTCCAAAGGGCCTTGGGAAGATGAATCCTAAAGCAAGGGATAAATCTCTTCCCCGCAATGTCCGTGTAGCGGAACGCCCGCTCACGCGCCGTCAGGAATTATTCGTAAAAGAAATTGTGTCTAAAGATGGTCAGATCACGTACCGTGAGGCGGCAATCAATGCTGGATATCCTGCGTCCTCGGCACATACTCGTGCTTATGAATTAATGAATCCTAATATTTGTCCCCATGTTGTGCGGGCGGTGAAGGCTTATCGTGATGAACTCGATGAGAAGTACGGTGTGTCGTACAAACGCCACGTTAGGGACCTCCAACTGATTCGGGATCTGGCGCTTCAGAACGGAGCATATTCTGCTGCCGTGCAAGCCGAGTATCGACGCGGTCAAGCGCAGGGGGATATATATATTAATAAATCTGAAATTCGACACGGATCCATTGATTCGATGTCCAAGGAAGATGTTTTGAAAGCACTAGAGGAGATAAAACAGAACAATGTCCCGTTTACCATCGACGTTACTCCCGAAAGACAATCAGATACCGCGGACCGCGGCCAGTCGAGAGAGCGGCCTGTGGCGAGTGTTGAAGAACGCGATCGACAAGAGTCCGAGGAAGATTCAGTACACGAGGCTTGAATCGTGGGCCATGCCTGGAGTCCCAGATATTCTGATCTGTGACGAGACGGGCCGATTTCATTTTATTGAGTTAAAGGCTACGGGTGGCAATGCTGTAGAGTTACGGCCGCATCAAGTATCGTGGTTAAGCCGTCACGCGCATGCGAGCACCTGGATATTTGTTCGGCGGGCCGCGACCCGTGATCCACGGACCAAGGTCCAACGTGAAGATGAGTATTATTTGTACCGTGGTGAGGATGCGATGGATGTGAAGTTTGAGGGGTTAGAGAAGGAGCCGGTGTTGTTTTACGAGAAGGTTATGGATTGGGATGCGATGTTTGAGGTTATTTGTCCGAATGTTTCACGTGAAACATCTTAGGGTCCCCCGATGAATAATGAGGAGCGGGAGTTAAAGCTTCGGTTAAGGTTAGCGCAGCTTGAGCAGAACGAGGGGTGTCAAAAAAATTTTTTACAATTTGTAAAAACGGTATGGCCTGACTTTATTGCTGGTCGGCACCATAAGATTATCTCGGAGAAGCTGGAGCGGGTGGCGAAGGGCGAGTTAAAGCGCTTGATTATCAATATGGCGCCGCGGCACACGAAGTCTGAGTTTGCGTCGTACTTGTTTCCGGCGTGGATGATGGGCAAGAACCCGAAGATGAAGATTATTCAGGCGACGCACACGACGGAGTTGGCGGTGAACTTTGGTCGGAAGACGAAGAATTTGATTGATAGCGACGAATATAAGGAGATTTTCCCGGACGTGAGGCTTGCGGCGGACAGCAAGGCTTCTGGTCGGTGGGACACGAGCCGTGGTGGGATGTACTACGCGGTGGGTGTGGGTTCAAACCTTGCGGGTCGCGGTGGAGATTTGGTGATTATTGACGATCCGCACTCGGAGCAGACGGCGATGAGTGCTAGTGGGTTTGACGATGCGTGGGATTGGTACGCTGGGGGCCCCCGACAGCGTCTCCAGCCGGGTGGAAGTATTGTTTTGGTACAGACGCGGTGGTCAGAGAAGGATATGACGGGGCAACTTTTGCGTGCAATGGCTAAAGATCCGTTGGCGGACCAGTGGGAAGTGGTGGAATTGCCTGCAATATTTGATGACGGGAGTCCGTGCTGGCCGGAATTCTGGTCGATTGAGGATTTAACGGCGGTAAAGGCGTCAATTCCGCCTAGTAAGTGGAACGCGCAGTACCAGCAGAACCCGACGGGCGAAGAAAATGCGATTATTCGGCGCGAATGGTGGAATCGGTGGGATAAACCCAAGGTTCCGAACCTGAGTTATGTGATTCAGAGCTACGATACGGCGTTTACGAAGCGCGAGACGTCGGATTATTCTGCGATAACGACGTGGGGCGTGTTTTATCCGCTGGAATCGGGGCAACCTAATCTTATTTTGTTGGACAGTAAGAAAGGTAGATGGGATTTCCCTGAATTAAAGCAGATTGCGCTGGATAATTATAAGTTTTGGGACCCCGACACCGTCATCGTGGAGGCGAAGGCGAGTGGTTTGCCATTGACCCACGAACTACGGAACATGGGTATCCCGGTTGTGAACTTCACCCCGAGTAAAGGTAACGATAAAGTGTCGCGGGTACATAGCGTTTCGCCGTTATTTGAAGCTGGAATGGTTTGGGCCCCCGACGAGGTATTCGCTGACGAGTTGATTGAGGAGGTCGCGGCGTTTCCTAATGGCGAATACGACGACTTGGTCGATAGTATGACGCAGGCTTTAATGCGATATCGTCAAGGAAACTTTGTGCAATTACCTACAGATGATTGGGAAAATGACGAGACATCTGGTAGAGTTCGTGTATATTATTAGGCTAGTATAATTCCGGTTATGCTACCTAAATCTTTTATACGTGATAACGGGGTCCGACATGCCAAAGATGAAAGTTAAAACACCGAGCAAAAAGAATAAAGAGAAGTTTGAAAGAGCGCAGAAAGAAGCTAAACGCGCTACTGAGTTTGTAACCAGCAAAGGTATGGGTATTTTTCCTCGGGACCCACAAGATTTAGCTTACGCTAAAGAAAAAAGACGTAAAGCGCAAAAAGAAATGGAAAGCATTGATAAAGACGAGTTGAATATGTTGCGTATGCCAGAGTCTTTTAAATGTGGCGGTGCTGTTCACAAGATGAAGAACGGTGGTGCGGTTAAGAAGACTGCTAAACGCTCTGTTGATGGTTGCGCTATTAGAGGTAAAACACGGGCAGTAAGAAACGTCTAAGGGACGAATACATGGCTGAAGAAAAAAGAGGATACGGGAGCTTTGTAGAAAACTCAGTTCCCTCGCAGCTTGATATGGAGGACTTGGATGCCGAACTAGAGCTGGAGATTCCCGGCTCACGGAACACGGTCCAGGCCATGATTGAGGCGGAAAATGTAGGCGAGATTGAAGTTGAAGAGGACGAAGACGGTGGTGTGACTATCGACTTTGAACCAATGGAAGGTGACGAAGAAGGCGAGTTTTATGACAACTTAGCCGAGTACATGGACACCCGAGAGCTTCAATCTATTGGAAGTGAATTGCTTGGTGAATACGAAGCAAACAAGGCGAGCCGTCAGGAATGGGAAGAGACGTACGCTAATGGTTTAGAGCTTCTTGGATTTACTTACGAAGAGCGCACACAACCTTTCCGTGGTTCGTCAGGCGTGACCCATCCTCTGTTAGCCGAAGCCGCAACTCAGTTTCAGGCACAGGCGTTTAATGAATTGTTACCACCGTCGGGGCCCGTTCGTACTGTTGTGATGGGTAAAGAGACGCGGGCCAAGGTCGAGCAAGCGCATCGCGTGAAGCAGTTTATGAATTACTACATCACGAATGTGATGGAAGATTACACGCCGGACATGGACCAGATGTTGTTTTACTTACCGCTGGCTGGTTCTACTTTTAAGAAGACGTATTACGATGAGCAGCTAGGACGTGCGGTATCTAAATTTGTTCCCGCAGAAA